CTAAGAAGTGTAGGATTACCAGTGAAGCCCTAGATATGGATTATTGGGCACGTGTTGAAGAGTGGAAACTTAAATACGAACCACAGTCTGGTGATTTGGACTGTGTTCCATTTGATATGACGGAATACGCAGTTGAAGGTAAGAACACTAAGGGATATGTGGGTTCTGTAGTTGCATTGTTGAATAAGTATATGCGCGAAGGAATTGCTACGTCCCGCATGGATGCGTTGGAACAAGTTTTGGCCAAGAAGAAACACATTTTGGCCAAATCGACGAAAGAAGCAAAGAGGAAACGTACAGCTGTAGCTGTAGAATTCCTAGAATTAGCTAAGGAGATTGAAACAAATGTCCTGGATTTGGGACAAGATAGTGAAACGTCGAACTCAACCGCATCGTCACTGACATTTGCTGAGGAGAAAGCAACTATAGTGACAAAAGGAGTTCCTGAGAGAGTAGCGGAGGAATCGGAACTGATGCAAAGGGTTATCGATATATTGGGAAAACCAACTTTCCGAGAATCACCCATAGTTAGCTTGGCTATTGGTGAAGTGGATTTGATCTACGTGACTCAGGAAGCTATGTTGGTTATTGAATGTAAACGTGTAATAGGACGCAGTGGACGAATGTCTCAAGTAAAAGCACAGGCAATTAAATATGCCACTGCAATGCATGTACTCAGGCCAGACCTGACAGTTTATGGAATGATATACACAGAATATGGATTTGGCATCGTAGAATGTTTGGGAGAACCTGTATTTCCTCCCCAGTATGCCGAATTGTTAGATAATGTACCTATATGTTAAGAAAACTCCGTCCGTTCACGACTTTAAACTGTCCGGAGGCGCTACCGTAACGTCAACGAGACTCCAAGGAGAAACCAAAGCGGCCCTCTTCATTGATTACAGGTGTATAACTATGGTTCAGTATTCCCATAGCTGCAGACTGCTTTGATGAGGTATAATGACGCGAATATGCGAGTGGTTTTTTAGCCACAGTGGTTCATAGCCCCACAAACAAAATACGAATAGGCGGGCACCATGATGCAGGTTCCTGACCCTTAAAAACAAAAACGCATTACTAAAATTCATACTATATATGTACCACAAAGTGGCGCCCTCGGAACTATCCAGGAAGAGGGAGTCGCAAACTTAACAGAGGAAATCACAAATTTCCAAGAACAACAACCTGGATGGACAACGTCCATCGGAGCTGGTAGCGACCCAACTATGAATCTGGGCAATAACTCAGACTCGGCATTAGGTTCTTTTCTCGGGCGACCAACCCGAATCGCCGAAGTCGCCTGGACTGTCGGTCAACCTCTCTTTTACCAGTTCAACCCCTGGGCACTTTTCCTTAATGATCCACGAGTCGCGGAGAAGGTTGCCAACTTCGAACTGTATCGAAGTAAATTACATGTCAAGATGGTCATTTCTGGCACTGGCTTTCACTACGGCCGTGCTCTGGCTTCGTATAATCCTTATACTGGCTTCGACCAAATAACGGTCCAGAGGAATTTCTTACAGGCAGATCTCGTTCAAGCCTCTCAAAAACCTCACTTTTTCCTCAATCCCACCACAAACTCAGGTGGACAACTGGACCTCCCTTTCTTTTGGCACCAAAACTATCTATCACTCAGTACCACAGATAGAAACGATATGGGCGAGATTTCCATTAAGTCCTTCGGAAATCTACAGCACGCTAACGGTGGAGACGATCCCGTCAACATCACAATCTACGCCTGGGCATCAGACGTTGTGCTAACCATGCCAACTTCCCAAAATGCTCTTACAGCTGCCAACTATACACCACAATCAGGTATGCTCAATTCAGGCGATGAATATGGAAAGGGTATTATTTCAGCACCGGCTTCGGCAGTAGCACAAGCTGCTGGGGCATTGACAACGGTACCAACAATTGCTCCGTACGCGAGAGCAACAGAGATGGTGGCAAAGGGGATTGGAGATCTCGCCGCCCACTGGGGGTATTCACGACCTCCGGTAGTAACAGATATTGTGCAACAAAAACCTCTCCCTGCAGGTAATCTCGCGAATACCGATGCAGCTGACGCAGTGATGAAACTGTCACTAGATTCTAAGCAAGAATTAACAATTGATTCACGTACTGTAGGCTTAGATGGAGAGGATCAGATGGACATTGTGAGGTTCGCCAAGCGAGAATCATACCTCACGTCCTTCACTATGAACTCTCAGGAACAACCTGACACCATGCTATGGAATTGCAGGGTCACACCCAATTTGTATCGGGTAGAAGGGTCAGAATTACACCCCACACCCATGTCCTACATCGCAGTTCCTTT